ACTTGATCCGCGCACGCTGCAAGTCCGATATGTCGGGAAATCCGATTCTCCTGAGCTGCGATTAGCCGTTCACCAGACGCGGAGCAAGACAGGCGACACGCCCGCAGAGCAATGGCTGCACGAGCTTGCCGAAATGGGGAAGGAGCCAATCTTGGTGATCGTTGAAGAATGTCTCAAAGCTGACTGGCCTGCAAGGGAGCGTTTTTGGATAACGCTCTTAAGGCGCAATGGAGCAGACCTTACAAACACCAACGATGGAGGATTAGGAGCAATGAATCCCTGTGCTGCAACGCGAATGAAAACTATAGCCTCCCACAAAGGAAAGCAACACTCAGTTGCGGCGCGGGTGAAGATGAGCAAGGCCAAGTTTGGGCGACCTTGGAGCAAGGCGTGCAGACTAGCGCAGGAGAAACGGGAGTGAGCAAGTGGCGAAATAGGATCGTAGGATACGATGAAGTAGACCCTGAACAGCTTCTTGCGAATCCCTACAACGCACGGCTGCATCCTAAAGCTCAGCAACAGATAGTAGGAGGATTGCTCGATGAAGTGGGATGGGTGCAGGACGTTTTGGTGAATCAGACGACGGGGCGGATGGTTGACGGACATTTGAGGGTGGCCCTTGCGATACGGAAAGGAGAGCCGAAGGTTCCTGTAAAGTATGTGGAATTATCGGAAGAGGAAGAAATCCTCATAGTTACGACGCTCGATCAGAGCACAGGGGAGGCAGTCATTGATCCTGAGCTTATGCAGGAACCGCACGCTGATAATGAGGCCGTGAATGAATACCTCCAGGAGTTGCTTCGCAGGCACGGAGTTGCAAGGCCATCAGAAGAGGTGGACTCCCATGAACAGACCTTTTGGCCAGAGGTGAAGATACGAGTACCTCCTGAGACTTTCGAGAAGTATCAAAAGGCAATGGACATAGCTCCTGCGGAAGAGGAACATGAGAAATTCGGGATGATGATTGATGCTGCACTGGAGGAGATGAGTTGCGATTAGAAGAGGGGTTCCCTAGGTTCTTCGCAAGGAAGGATAGGGCGATGATAGTTGCTAACGATGAAGACATGGAACATCTTGTTCCTTTCTTGGGTGAAGGATATGAAGAGATCGCCGCTGAAAGGATGCAGGAGATAGCAGATTACGCTATACTCAATAGGATTTATTCGCGCAAGGCTGCGCTTAAAGGAAGGATAGGGCAAAACTGGAAAGGGGCGTTATTTGAATAACGAGGAACAGCAACTGGTATTCCAGGGTAAACCTTGGGAACGGCAACCAGAGGAGAGTAGCAGGTGGTTTGATCGATTCTTGATTTATCTTCGCTTGGGGACTTCGCGCTCAATGAGGGCGGCCTATCGGCAGTGGCGCAGAGAGCAACATCAACCTGAGAAGTGGAAAACGGGTATCGATCCGGCTCGCGCTCCTGAATCATGGATGGAGAAGTCTCGAACTTGGAATTGGAAGGAACGAGCGGCGGAATGGGACTTGCATTTGTTCGATGAGGAAGAAGATGTTTGGATGCAGCGTAGGGAAGCCCTTAGAGAACAAGAGTTTACTCTTTCAGAAGAGCTACTCAGCCGAGCAAAGACGTTACTCAACTGGCCCTTGGCAGAGATGTCTCAGCCAGCCCTCGATGCACGGGGAAATCCTATACATGGCCCTGATGGACGCGTAATTTTCCAGGAAATCAAACCCAGCAAATGGTCATTGGGAGATGCCATCCGCATGATTATCGCTGGAGATGAACTTGCACGAAGGGCTACTGGGGCTGACCTCCATATTGGCGTTGTAGTGGACATTCCTTGGAACGATTTGACTAGGGAACAACTCCGCCGCATAGCGGCTGGGGAAAACTATGAACAGGTTCTCCTCGGCGAGTAGTATGCAGGCCCAGGCCATAGCGCGAGCTCGCCTGGAGCTTGAAGAACGCAGGGAGGAGTGGCCTGAGCAACATGTCGTCGGGCTGGACGGAAAGACCCCTAAACCTTTTCACATGGGCCAGAAATGGGCTTGGGAATCGCAGCGCAGGATCATCGCCATGTTTGCCGGACGGCAGTCGGGCAAAACCTCATGGGGACCACACTGGTTGCAACGAGAAATCTATGGATCAACTGATGAGCAGGGGAACGCTACTTGGGAGGGGCGCGGTGGCGGCGACTACTTAGCCGTTACTGCTAATTACGATCTGTTTAAGCTCAATATGCATCCATCCCTGATTCGCGTATTCTGTAGTCTATATGAGAGTGGACAATATCGTGGTGGGGATAGGCTTATTGAGCTTCGGGAGGATTGGCTTGACACTTTCACCAAGAAACCCATTGATCCAATGTGGGGACGGATCATCCTTAGATCAGCAGAGGCAGAAGGAGGCCTGGAGTCTAGCACGGCAAAAGCAGCTTGGCTGGATGAGGCTGGACAGGACAACTTCGGCATCCAGGCTTTTCAAGCTATCAAGGGGCGCTTAAGCATCTATGAAGGACGGATACTTATTACCACCACACTCTATAACTTGGGATGGGTAAAGTCAGAAATCATTGATAAGGCAGAGGATGGGGGTGTGATAACGGAGTACATAGCTCCTAACGGGGCCGTCTGCACGATGATTGACAATGAAAAAGAGGACATCTGCGTAATCCAGTTTGATTCCTTCCTCAACCCCAGTTTCTCTAAACGCGAATACTTAAGTCACCAACAAGAACTGCCCGCCGACGAGTTTGCTATGAAGTATCGAGGGCGAGTAGCGAAACTCCGCGCTCTGATTTATGATGTCTTCGATTCTAAAGTCCACAAGGTTCCTGGGAGGATGGTTCCCTCAACTTGGCCTGTATTCGTGGGGGTTGATCCATTAGGGGAATATGTCGCTGCGGTTTTTGTCGCATGGGAACCTGAGACCAACAAGCTCCACGTATTTCAGGAATATAAGGAGCCATTTGGGAAAACAACCGCAGGACATGCTGCTGACTTGTTAGAATTAGCAAGGGGCTATAAGATAGCAGCATGGATAGGAGGAGGACCCACTGAGAGACAGTCACGGGCAGATTGGGCAGGAGCTGGTGTCCCCTTGCAAGAACCGCCAGTGTCTGATGTGTGGGTAGGTATCCAGCGAGTATATTCCTTGCTCAAGACTAATCACATGGTCATTCACGACGATTGCCCGCAGCTTTTAGATGAGCTAGGGAAGTACCAGCGCGTCCGCGATAGGTCTACAGGAGAGATCGAAAACAAGATCAAGGACAAGGATAAATTTCACTTGGGAGATTCTTTAAGGTACGCCTGCGCTTGGGTAACTGAACCTGGAGAGCAAAGACAGTTCATGTATATGCCTGTCGAAATCGGGCTGCCATTTTAAGGAGGCAACATGGGGTGGTTAGATAATACGAGATTGAGAATAGGGGATACCATATCGGGGAAGGTCGCAGAGCAGCGGCGATTTGCGGAGTTCGACATCATGCTCCGCGCCTATCTGGATGGGCCTTTTGTCAGAACGCCAGATGTGGTAGCCGCTGAGTTTAAGGAGCAGGGAGCGGGCGCAATTGCTGACCTGCTCTATCAACTACAAGACTACGAGCTGTTGCTTGGCTACGCGGAAGCTCCTGAAGTTGAGCGAATCCGCGCAATTGATGAGTCGCGCTTGTCGTGGAGGCGCGACCCCCTGTTTCAGTGGATTATCTCCCTCTGGACGAATTATGGCCTAGGTACAAAGTTAGCTGTAGCCCCCAAAGACGAAGAGGCACGTAAGATTTGGGATAAATTTTGGGAAGATCCAGCGAACAAGGCCGTTCTTTCCGCTCAAAAGATTCACGGACACTCGGAAAGGCTTTTGATTGACGGGGAGTTCTTTTGGGTAAATTATATCTCCAAACTTGATGGGTCAGTAAAGCTCCGTTGGTTTGAGACGAAGCAGATCACGGAGATTATCACTCACCCGGACGATGAGTTGACAGTCCTGTTCTACAAACGGCAATGGACGAATCAAAAGACTGGTGTATCCAATACGCTTTACTACCCCGATGCGTCAACGATGATTATGGCGGAAACCGAAGAGGGCAAGGCAGATGAGCTTTTCAATGCCGCAAAGGTTCCCGAAGATCAGCGGGCCGACAAACTCCAAGACAATGCCTTGGTGCTTTGTTCCCAGGTAGCGCGAGACATCAAAAATCAGAAGCTCCCTCGCGGGTGGCCTCTCATGTGTGCGGGGGTAGCTTGGTCTCGACAACACAAGGCATTTCGAGAGAATCGAGCTTCGCTTGCTATGCTCATGGCTTCTTTGGTGGCGAAGATCAAGCATTCAGGAGGAAGCCGTGTAGGGGATATTATCAAGGGCCGTTTCCAGTCCTCAATGTCGCAAGGTTCTTTCCCTGAGACGAACCCTACTCTTGGAAGCGGTATGGCTCAGGTTCTTACTGAGAACAAAGAGGCTACCTTTGACTTTCTCTCTCATGCCACGGGAGCTGGCGATGCGAAAGAGGATGGTGCTGCACTCATGCAAATGGCAGGGCTTGGAGGTGGTGTGTACCCACATTATCTTGGTTCAGGAGAAGCCTATCGTTTAGCTACGGCCTCCGCGATGGAAATGCCTTTGCTTCGCAACTGGGGAAGGTATCAGGCATTTTGGGCTGATGAGTTTCGCAATGTAGTAGCACGCACGGTGTTTTGGGCCGCAGAGAAGTACGGAGTTCCTAAGCCTGTCTTTACGCTTGAAAACCCCTATGAAGTTGATGTCGTGGTTGATCGGCTCGTTGAGGAGGATTTGCCAGCCCTTGCTCGGTCAATCGGGATTCTCTTGCAGAGAGGGCTGGAACCTTATGTGGGCACACTCGTTCCAGAAGATGCCGCTCGGAGAATCCAGGTTGTTGTATGGCGAACGATTCTACAGGCACTAGGAGCTACTGATGCAGAAAAGATTGCGAGCAACGAATCGTTCGGGGTTGAGAGCGTAGGTGTATCTCAGCCTAAACCATCTCCTACCGTTACCCTGCCCCTTGAGCTATTTCACAGTGAAGATCCTGCCATACAAGCGATGCTCAGCTTGGATTATGTAGGAGATCCACTAGCAGAGACTGATGATCCCGAAAAGCTCTTGATCGCGGTGAATAAGCGCCAGGCGTTCTTGGAACATGCTGCCCTTCACCATAAGTACGGAGATATTCGTTCCAAGGCAGGAGAGGCACTTCGAGCTTTAGATGCACTAGAGGAAAAGGTCAAGGCCAATGTTGGTGCCTAGCCGTGGCGCTCTAATGTACGCCAAAGGACTGCGCGATGCTGTCCGTGGTCTGTGGCGAGACGATCTGAGCCAGGAAGTTTTTATAGGGGACGTATCGAGTCTGATGGAGACGAGATTGCGGCAGGCATGGTTTGAGGGGGCAGCAGAGTGCGCCATCTATCCCGATGAGATTACGCCAAGCGAGCAACTTAAGTTGGCAACAGCGATACAGGAGCAATTGGCCTTCATTTCTGGCTTTGCGGCGGACATCGTAGCCAACAGTAAGGACAGGGGAGGGAAGCTGACTCCTCTTATGACCAGGGTTGACCAGCTTTGGGTCAATCGCTACTTCCAGTTCAAGAATGAGGGGCAGGCGACAGCTTGTTCTGATGTTAAAATGATGTGGGTATTGGGCCTGACTGAAGAGCATTGCCCGGAGTGTATTCAGCTTCACGGCAGGGTGAAACGAGGCAGCTATTGGATTTCCAGGGGGATTCTTCCTCGTGTCCCTGGGAATAATTACACAACATGTCGAGGATACAAGTGCTGGTGTAGCTTAGTGCCTACCGAGGAACCCGTGAGTCGAGGCCCACTTCCTGTCTTGTTGCGGGGATAAGAATTCTTTCTTTTCGACATTTAAATGAAAGGAGTCATCGTGCCAGAACGGAAAACCGCACCCCCAGAGAAGACTATTGAACTTCCCAAGAAGGAAAAAACGCTACTCAGATTTCAGATTCAGGTAGCTCTCATCAAAGGCAAGACAGTGGCGGGAGGAGTAGTTATGCCAGGCAATCCGCAAGGACACCCTTCCCAAGACATGATACAGGTTCCAAGGGCGATCAAGGTGTTCAGTCGCCATGGAATGTACTGCATCGTCTTGGATGAAGAACAAACTACTGTCATAAAGATTCCCCATGACAATATCTTCAGCATAGTGGAGCAAAAAGTCCAGGTGCCCTTGAGCGTGATCGAGGAGGATCGCGAAGATCAGAAGAGGATGAAGGAGAAAATGCGGGCGCAGGTATAGGCAGATGAAGATGCATGGGGGGACTTGACAAAATATAATTTCTATGATAAGATGAACTCAACCATATAGCAGTAGTGCCACAATACAGAGCCGAGACAGGCTCGCCTTT